ATCAGATAACAAGAATGAATACATGAGAGTCGGTAAACACGCAAAGATTATCAAGGCTTTAAATAACGAATCTAACAAGTATAAAGAGGCACTACGTCTTCAGGACTGGGAACTGGAAGCAAAACTCTATAAGTGGGGAATGGTAGGTACACCTATTAATCCTGAAGTTAAGAGAATGAGGACAGACCTGATTCTGGATCAGGGACAGAGAGCAGGTGGAAAGGACTTTGTTCCTAATCTCAATGATATGGAAGCAAAGATCGCTGAATTCAAGAGGATGCAATAATGGTTACAGCAGGAAAGCAGGGAGTAAGGTGTCCCCACTGTAACAAGAAGATCGGGGATAGGTTAAATGGCACACTACATCTTGTGTGTCCGCGATGCAAAAGAGAACTTATGTTGAGCTCAGATGGCCAACGTGTTGACATAAGGGAGATTGGTTTCTAGAATTTAGCAGTAACCGCCATAAAACCAAGCAGTGCGCTTCGCCGCCGAGACATATGTTCTCAGGCGGTTTTTTATTAAAGAGGTGTACTTTGGTTTTACAAAATGGTGTTTCGGGATTCGAGACCCCGGACCAACCTACAGATGCAGCGGTAAACGGAACAGGCAATCTTGCCCCCGAAACAGAACAGGCTACTGACTTAGCGGTTGTACCCCCTTCTGGAACGGATGAGCAACCTCCCAGTATCGAGACTCTGCAAACGCAAATAGCAAATTTACAGGCTGACGCTCAGAAGAGAGAGAACGATATGAAGGCCCTTGAAGGCAGACTTCGGACTGCCCGAACAGAACCTTCTGGACTCAATGATCTCTCGGATAAAGTTGACACCCTAGTAGACACGCTCGGTGCGTTAATTCGTCATCAGGGTACTCAGGACCAGGAAGCCTACATGGAAGATCTTCAGAAGGTTGAGGCTAACGCCCACAACCGAAAGGAGAACAATTCTTTCACTAGAGCTACAGAACAGATGATCTCTGAAATTACCAGCACGGTGGATGACTCAGGACTTGATCTTGCGTCAGCACCCGAACTGGCAGCATTCAGAGACCTCTGGGGACCTGCTTTTGAGCAAAAAGATCTTGGTGGCATATATCGGGCTCATGCGGAATTTAACCGCGCTGTAGCCCAGTATGAAAAAGACCGGCGAATTGGCAGGGAAGATGAGTTGCAGAGACAGGCTGATGAAAGGGTGAAAAGAGAATTGGAGGCGGCAGGAATCAACAGCCTTGAATCTGACAGCGTACCAATGCCTTCTTCAATGAATGCAAACTCCCTGTTGGAAAGGATGGGAAACAGTGATGTGTCGGTCTCGGCAGATGAAATTAAGCAGGCGCATGAACTGCTCAAGCAGCAGGGAATACGCATATAAATCTGGGAGGATTTAGAAAATGGCCGTAGGAAATACTATTACGGATTCATTAGCAGATTCCATTCCCACGATGATAGCTTCGGCAAGAATTGTGAGGGAATTTGCAGGCGTTATGCCTAACCTCGTTGACCGACAAAGGCTCGACGAAAATACTGGAAATGTCTGGAATGAAGTTTCAATGGCGAAACTTAGTGCACAGGCAGTTACTGAAAGCACAGAATTAGATAACCCTCAACAGATGAGCGATACGCTCTTTTCGATCACACCTACTGTGATTGGTCTGCACACGGTTATCACCGACAGGGTGGCATTACGAATATCCGCTAATGCCTACGCCCAGACTGGATCTTTAGCGCAAAACGCTATTGAGAGAAAGAAAGACCAGGATGGTTTGACCGCTATAGACGGCGCGACAACTGCCCTTGGTGGAGCAAACGCCCTCGACTCTGGGGAAATAGCTGCCGCTGCATACAGGATCACCTCGAATACTACCGAGCCTGCTCCTGCCAATGCGCCTATTCACGCTGTTCATCATGGATTTGCACTTAAAGATATCGATGATGAATTGATAGCAGCAGGTGTTGACCAGACTACAGGAGCTCCGCTCACAGGTGGAGTGGCTGTTGAGGCTTACCAGAACAGGTATCGGGGAACTATCGCCGGTGCAAGACTTTATGAAGACGGCAATATCACTATAAGTTCCAACCTTGCTAAAGGGGGAGTTTTCTCCCAGATGGCACTGGTACTTGTAGAAGGCCGATCTCCATATGTTGAGACCAAGCGAATGCCTGAACTAGGTGGTGGAGCCACAGCTTTGTATCACTATGACGAGTACGCCTACGGAGAGAGATCTTCAGGGAACTGGTTGTATGAAGTACAGGCTGACGCTACTGCGCCAACAAGCTAGTGGATGAATGCGAGGAGAGCAGCGTGGAGTGATAGGCACGGACCCATTCCGAAAGGATGGGTTGTCCATAACCTTAACGGGGATATGGATGACAACCGCCTTGAGAACCTTGCTGCTGTTCCGCGCAAGACAGGAAATATATCAGAAGTAGTCGCTCCCTACAGGGCGCGTATAAGAAAACTGGAGCTACAGCTTCGGGAAGGATAAATAGATATGGCACAAGGTGCGAATGGACGAATAGAGATATTTGAAGATTTTCTCGCAGGCGAAGATATCGTTGCTGCAACAGCGGCAACCAGGGCTTTTGGAGGTTCTGGCTTACGAGTAATCGGACAGGGAGTTGCTGAAGCCGATTCAGGTATAACTGTTTTGGAATCTGATGGACTTAACGGTGTTGGTGTTTTTACCACAACTAACGAAGACGCTCATAGCATTGGGCTCACGACAGGATTGGTGTTTGATGTCGGCAAAATGGCTCCCATAGTTGCTGAGTGTCGTGTGCAGTTTGCTGATTTGGATACAAAGGCATTTTGGTTCGGCTTTACTGATGTCAATGGGGACACTGCAATCCTAGAGGGTGAGCAGCTTGTTGCGGCAAGTGGGACTTTGACCCTTTCCGCATCAGACCTATGTGGGTTTCTGCTTGATGCAGAGGCAACTGACGATGAAGACTGGATCATGGCTTATAACGGCGGCACGACCACCGGAGAAACCACAATTGCAAACATTGATGCAGATGACGATGCGGTAGCTGGGGAGTGGCAGATATTGCGTCTGGAGATCGCCAGTAACGGAACGGCACGATGGTACGTTGACGGCGTACTGAAGCAGACAGTGGAAGGTGCAATTTCCACAAGTACAGACGTTGGTCTGGTAACTATGATAGAGGCAAGGGCTGCTTCAAATGAGTATGCCTACGTTGACTACATTTCTGTAACAGCAAATAGGGACTGGACTGTCTAGTGCCACTGGTTGAACTGGATTCAACTGATCTTTACGGTCACGAGCCTTGCTGGTATCTCGCAGAGGTAAACCGGCAGGCTCCTGACTATTCTGGTGACAGAAGATACCAGACGATTACGGTTATTCGTAACGATAAGAAGATGAAATTTGAGAGGGACATAGGGGACGCGAGACTTTTCGGTGAACAGTTTCAGTTGATCTGTGGAGCACCTGACGGTAAGGGTGGCGGTGAGGCCATGTACACGGTTGATGAAGCGATAAGGATGGCAAGTGATATGAATCTCATGCCGCCACCTAAAACGGAAGTAAAACCAAGAGACTGGAACAAGATCTTCTGGGATAACGTCGAGGAGAGAAACAAGTGGCTAAGTGGCCAGAGCGTAATTGGCCCCATGCATAAGAAAGAGAGGACCCATTGACACAGGAAAAGCAATCCATCCATGAAATGCTCAGAGACGCAGAAGTAGCCGAAGAGCCAGGAGATATAAAGGCAGGACAAGTTGTCGGTAATTCCGGTGGAATGACTATGACTGCTCTTGAGCTTCAGTCTGCCGGTTATGTCTATGTCTATGACAACAGGACCGGAGACAGGTCAATGGTAAACCGCAATATGTTAGAGCAGCAATTGCAGAAAACCCGTGAAGACGGAACTTATGTTTTTACTACGCAGAAGCCTGAATTTGAAAGGTACTATGGGGAACTTAAATGTCTTCTTCATGCTGACGATCCCAACAGAGAGGCCTACGACAGAATGGGTCTTGCTACCTGTACCAAGGATAACCTTACGGCTTCGCATGATTTAAGAGTACATATGGAAAAACGTCACAGGCGTGAATGGGCAACTATTGACGGTGAGCGACAGGAAGAAGAGAGATTAAGGGATAGGGAGAGACAGGACAACCTTGCGGAGGTTGTGAAACTTCTTGCGGAACGTGACAGCCGTCCTCAAAGGAGCAATAAAAATGGCTAAAGGAAATTTCTCACCTATAGCAAGCAGTTTAACAACTCACGCAGTGACAGATGCTGCAACGTCACTTACCCGTCCAGCCGCAGCGGATTATGCGGAAGGATATGTAAGGACAAATTCAGTAGTTGAGACTCGTGACGGCACTGCGCCGACCACGACAAAGGGATTTCAATGGGCAGCAGGCGATATCATTACTCTTCGATCTGCCGATGAGATAGAGAAGTTTCAGGTGATCAGGGAGAATGCCTCCAATGCTGCAACCATTGACTTTCAGTTCTGGAACAAAGTTCCAGGGATGAATTAAGATGGCCGCAGGAATCCCACCCGGAACAGCAAAAGCAGGTACGGGTGATATCACAGGAGTCACTGCGGGCGTTGGCCTGTCAGGCGGTGGGAGTAGTGATTCTGTAACTCTAACGCTTGATTTATCTGAACTTAACACGGTCGCTCCTGTTAACGGAGATTTCTTTGCTACGTTAGATTCTGATGGAGCTACCGAACAAAAGACATCCACAACTGCACTGGCTACCTTGTTTGCAGGTGATGGCCTTACGGCATCAAGCAGCGCACTGGCTGTTAATGTGGATGATTCAACTATTG